TGTTCTATGGAGTCATCTTGTCTTGTCACCAAAGATACAATTTCCCAGCTATACACAATATCTTTTATAGTGGGTTCAGTAGATTTTTTAACAACTTTTTTGGTTGTTTTTTTAGCTTGTGGTTTTTTTACCACTTTCTTTTTGGTTTTTTTTCTAGCCATTATATATAGAGTTTTCCCAAATATAATAAATTTATTTATTCAGAATAAGTAAATTTAAGAGTTTCTTCTTCATCTAAAGCTAGTTGCTCAACATTTGCAATACATATGGCTTCTAAAGGATCTGACTGAGGTTTTGCCCACTCTAATACTTTAGCTTCAAACTCTGCTGAATCTTCAAACTCTACAAAGTTATCTACATCTTCTGGTAGTAAACCTATATATTGTACACCAGGTTCTGTATGTGAATATGTACCATCTGTTGCAGTAACGTCAAAGTAAATTTGTTCAATAACATGGTTTTTTCCTAACCATGTTTTTTTACCTTTCATTGCTGTTATTTTTACTGATGTTGTTATTGCCATAATTTATTATTTTAAGTTAAAGTTTGATCTGGATTATTTCTCCATACCTGCCTATTTATTACTGTATATTCCACTGTAATATACCAAGTAGGTTGACTACTAGCACTAATAGCTGAAGGTAACATAAGTTTTACAGGAGATTCTGTTGTACCCCTTTCTTCATTCTGCGGATTACTAAGTCCAAACAAATTATTATAAGCACAATATTGCCATGCACCATCACCATTTATAATAACAGATCTTGCTACACCTCCTAGAATTGCATATGTACTATTTGCCTTTTGTTGAATAAATTCTACAGCATATGTATTAGTTGACCATCCCGAACCTTTATTACTTCCAGTTTTATGTATAAATATATCTTTGACTATTAATAGCATACCAGAATCTGGAGTTGGTGTTACATTAACAGCATTAGCAAAACCAGAACCTGAAGGCCAACCGCCTTGTTCTAGTTTAGTGGTGTATCTATATGTTGCCATTAAGACTTTACCACCTGTTCCAAAACCTGCTGTAGATCTTACTAAACCTGTATTTGCTGTACCTGATAACCAAGTATCTTTATTAGTAGGTGTGTAAGCACCCATCTTAACATATCTAGGCCCAGATCCTCCTTCTACAAAGAAGTTTTGTTCTGTTGTATTACCTACATTTAATTCATTCCTTGCTCTAAATGTTCCATTAACATCAAATGCAGAACCTGGAGTTGTAGTTCTAAATCCTGTTTTTTTATTTACTAAATCTAAATACCAAGTAGGATTAGCTGGATCAGCACCAAAAGTCATGATACCTGCTCCAGTTATTTTTGTTCTTAAAGTATTGTTTGTTTTATTTAGTAATGAAGCGTTATCTTGAGTATTAATTGAAAAATCTCCAGTACCTCTGTGCGTAATATCTGATGAAGTATTTGCACCAGTATTACCTCTAATCATTCTTAATCCATAATCAGTGTAAGTAGTATCACCAATAAGGTCAATATAAGCATAACCATTTCCTGATCTACTAGCACCTATCTCAATATTATATTCTGAATCTGAAGATCCTCCTAATCTTAGAGTACTACCATTCCATGTGAATTCAGAACTAGAAGTTATACTTGAACCTCCATTCCAATAAGCTACTCTACCTGATGCACCACTACCAGTAATTGAGCCGTTTCCAGTACCTGCACCTATTAGTTCTCTTATCACAGCAGCTGTCATATCATCTGACAATTCTGCTTCTCCACCATTATTTATTATAGCTGGTATCCCAGTATCTGGAGATGTATTAGTAATTGTAATTGTACCTCCACTTGAGGTTGATGTCATTTCTGACTGTATTCCTGTTCCTTGTGCTATTGTAACAGTCTCTCCATTTGTTACACTTGTTGATTCAGTACCATTACCTTCTTTAATAGTCCATGATGACATTGATCCACTTCCGGTACCAGCACCAATCAAACTTCTTACTTCTGCTGCTGTAATACCTGAGTTTAATGAAGGTGAGCTACCATTGGATAAAATAGCTGGTGTACCTGTATCATTTATAACACCTAAGTTTGTTCTTGCATCAGCAGCATTTGATGCACCAGTACCACCATTAGC